ATGAGCGAGGCGGCGGAGCCGTACTTCGAGACATACGACGTTGAGCGCAAGCCGCTGCGGAGGCTGTTCTACTTCGACATCGACCCGGTGACGCGGGAGCTTCGCGGGGAGGACTACAACTTCACGCGGGACGCGCAGGTGGCAGGCTTCGACGTGTGGTGCGACACGGACGCGCGGGTGGGCCACCTGCATGAGGTGCCGATCTCTGCCGGCATCGAGTCGCTGCACGGGTGGCTGAAGGTGGCACGGTGAGGGAAGGCGAGATCGTCTCCATCGGGGCCCGTGCCGCGGCGCTGCTTCAGGATGAAGTGCTGCTCGCCGCGCTGGACATGCTGCGGGACGGCTGCATCGACGACTGGAAGGCCGCGGAGACTGTGGAGGAGCGCGAGCGGTGTCACGCGCAGCTAGTTGCCGCGAACGAGATGGCGAAGCGCCTCCAGGCCATCGCCGCCCACGGCAAGCACATCGCCGAGAAGATGGAGCAGCGGCGCGAGAAGGCTTCCCGCACGCGCTGACCGGGTTGTGCAGGTTGCCTAGCTTGCACACGTTCCGACCGTTCACGTTGGCACGGTGACGTGCAAGGCTGCCAACGTGGAACAAGGTGCACCCTCTGCCAATGGCAGCCTGAACGATCTCCAGTCCGTCGCGGGTGCGTTCAAGGGGTGGGCGACGAAGCAGGATACCGCGGAGACTCCCGCGCCTGCCGAAGCCGCGCAGCCCGAGGAAGCCCCGCAGCCGGAAGAGGCCGCGCAGGAGGCCGAGGCGGGGGAAGGCGTCGAGCAGGAAGCTGCGCCGCAGGACGATGCTGCGGCCGAAGAGGCTCCCGAAACCGAGGCCGAGGCCGTCTACGAGATCGAGCTCGAGGACGGCAAGACGGAGCGGTTCACCGCGGAGGAGCTTCGGTCGAACATCCTTCGGCAGCGCGACTACACCCGCAAGACGCAGGAGCTGGCGGAGGGCCGCCGGATCGTCGAAGCGAAGGCCGCGGAAGTCGGCAATCTCGTTCGGCAGCTCGGCGCTCGCATCCAGTCCCTCGACTCCCAGATCAAGGGCGAGGATACCTCGGCCTGGGATCAGCTACGGCAGACGGACCCGTCCGAGTGGTCGGCCCGGATGCTGGAGCGGCAGCAGCGCATCGGCGCGCTGAACGCGGCGCAGGCCGAGTATCAGGCGCAGATGGCCCGGCACCAGCAGGAGATGCAGCGCCGGGAGGCAGACATCCTCCGCGAGAAGATCCCCGCGTGGCGTGACAACGCGGTGGCGAGTCGGGAGTACGGCGAGCTGATCCAGTTCGCCATCGACAGCTACGGGCTGACTCCCGACGTGCTCGAGAGCGTCGCAAGCGACCACCGTTTCGTCCTGCTCGCGCGAGATGCGCGGCAGGGACGCGAGACGACACGGAAGGCCGACGCCCTGAAACAGAAGGTGCGCAAGCTGCCGCGAGTGCAGCAGCCGGGCGCAGCGGTCCAGCGGGAGGCAGCGGGGGACGTTGCCTTCAAGCAGAGCATGGACCGACTCAGGGCAGGTGGCGGGCGCAACGTCGATGACATTGCGGCCGCCTTCAAGGCGAAGGCCGCGCTAAGGCGGCGCTAGGCCCTCGCCGGAGGGTTCTTCCGTGGCTCAGACGACCAACCTGTACGACTCCTACGATTCCAAGGGGAATCGTGAGGATCTGTCGGACATCATCTACAACATCTCGCCCACCGAGACGCCGCTGTTCCAGATGGCGGGCCGGACCAGGGCGACCAACCCGATGCACGAGTGGCAGACCGACTCGCTCGCGTCGGCCAGCACGTCCAACGCCCTCATCGAAGGTGACGAGTACGCGCTGTCCGAGCCGACGGCCACCACCCGCGTGAACAACCGGACGCAGATCTTCACGAAGGTCTACGGCACCTCGGAGTCGCAGCGGTGGATCGAGAAGGCGGGCCGCGCGGACGAGCTGGCCTACATCCGGGCGAAGGCCGCCAAGGAGCTGAAGCGGGACGTGGAGGCCACGATGCTGAACAACCAGGCGTCGGTGGCCGGCAACTCGACCACGGCGCGCAAGCTCGGCGGATTCCCGGCGTGGCTGGCGGCCAACACGAGCTTCGGCTCGGGCGGCTCGGACAACGGCTTCTCGTCCGGCACTGGCCTCGTGGTGGCGCGGACCAACGGCACGGAGCGGAGCTTCACGGGGACGCTCCTGAACGCCGTGTTCCAGGATGCTTGGACAAACGGCGGCAACCCGTCGGTGATGCTCATCGGCGGCAAGCAGAAGACCGTGTTCGTTGGCTTCGACGGCATCGCCACGCCGCGGCACGAGGTGTCGGACAAGACGATCTACGACACCGCCGAGGTCTACATCGGGCCGTTCGGTTCGCTGAAGGTCATGCTGGACCGTCACATCCGGCAGACGACCTCCATCGACCGTGACGTGTTCCTCGTGGACCCGGACTACGTGAAGGTGGCCGTCGGCGACGACTTCCACACCGAGGAGCTGGCGAAGGTCGGCCACTCGGACCGGGAGGCGATGGTCGTGGAGCTGACGCTGGAGGTCTGCAACGAGGCCGCGCACGGCCTGGTGACGGACCTCAACTAGCGGTCGGTGGCCTTGGGGGTCGGCGGTCGTGATGGCCGCCGGCCCTCTCTCCACCGCGAAGACACGGGGGTTCCATGATTCAGTCTGCGAGGCGATCCGAGAAGCACACGCTTCGCGTGACGGCTGCGTTCACATCTACGGAGTCGTGGGATCTCGGCTACGGAGCGATGGACGGGTTCGACGCGCTGCTCGTTCACTATGCGATCTCGGCCTACTCGACCGGGAATGTGACCATCAAGTGCTCTGCCATTCCCGACTCGATTCGTGCTCTGACGTGCGACAACGCGGCGTGGACCACTGCCGCCCTGAGCGCAAACGCGCAGGGGACGCTCATTCTGAACGCGCCGCTTCCGCGCGACGTGCGGATCACGGCGACAGGGGCCAGCACGCCGAGCATGAACCTGACCCTGTTCATCGAGAAGGTGAAGACGGGTCACTGATGGGAGCGCTTCGCCGCAGGCTGTACCTCGACCACGATCATGGGCAGCGGAAGCTCGTCCAGCATACGCAGCAGGACTGCGAGGACATCCTCCGGCGGAACAGGGCGCTCTACAACGCCGAGCGGCGCACCACGGCGCTCCGGCCCGGGGACGGCTGGCGGCATGTGGCGAGCATCCCGCTGGCCGTGGTGGAGGGCTGGGGGAAGCAGGGCGCGTGGCTCTGGGCGAACGACGACTGGAAGATCATCCGGCGTCTGCTGAACGACTCCGATTACCGGGGGCTGAGGACCGCTCCGGGGAGGATCTGAGTGGCGATCACCACTTACGGAGAGCTGAAGACGGCGATCCAGACGTGGAATCCGCACTCGGACATCCCGAGCGTCGTGGATGACCTGATCGACCTCGCCGAGGCGCGGCTGTCCCGGGAGCTGCGCTGCCGGCGCATGGTCATCAGCCAGACGGGGACGCTCACGAGCGGCACGCTGGCGGTGCCAACCGACCTGCTGGAGGTGGTGGAGATCCGCTGCGGAAGCGGCACGTCGGAGAGGACGCTGGTGAAGCGGCCGGTCGTGGACTTCCACCAGCGCAGCATGTCGCAGCAGGCCGGGACGCCCGAGGCGTTCGTGATCGACGGCGACGTGTTCCGCTTCGGGCCGGTCCCGACCTCGAGCGACTACACGCTCCGCTACTACCAGAAGATCCCGGCGCTCACGAACGCGAAGCCGACCAATTGGCTGCTCCAGGACGCCCCGGACGTGTACCTGTACGCCAGCCTCGTGGAGTCGGAGCGGTTCCTGCGCAGCCCAGAGGGCGTGCTGGCGTGGGAGACGATGCTGACGCAGGCCAAGAATTCCCTCATCGGCTCCGACCGGCGCGGGCGCTACATGGGCGGCTCGCAGCGGATCATGGCCGTCTGATGGGCGAGACGATCCAGATGCGCCTTGGCGAGTGGACGCCGGACCGGAACGCCATCGGCAACGGCCCGAACCTGCTCGATGCGCGCGACTGCTACCCGGTGGTGGACGGATACCGCGGCTACCCATCCCTCACGGCCTCTCTCTCGGCCGGGTCGCTGGCCGCGGTGTGCGTCGGAGCTGCGGCTGGCAGGCGGCGCGGGGACGGCACGCCGTACACGACGGCAGCCACGGCGGCGAAGCTCTACGTCACGGACTCGACGGGTGTGCTCACGGACCGGACCGGAACGTGGTCGCTGGGCTCCACCTCCACGGCCACCTTCGTGCAGTACGAAGACACGCTCCTGGCTGCGGC